AGTAAAAGAAATAGCCATCGAATCGCCGTTAACAGTAAATATATAATCTGTCGTGTCAATCACTCTATCATCGACAGACAAGGCATCATCAACCATGCGCGGAAACTCTGACTGAATGTAATCCGCGTCATCACCGATTAGATCCTTTAGTTCGTTTCCGAAATTCGTGTTGTAAATTTGCCATCTAAAGCGATCCACGTTTAACGCAATTTCGACAGCTTGCCGGACGGCCTCCAAACCTTCATCCATATACCCGACTTGCATTGCACTTCTATCAATTATCCACGTTTTGGAAGGCCGCGATGTTAAAACGATATCCGTATCAAAGCCGATAATATCCGGCAGTGTGTTTGCCATGATAAGCCCTCCTTAATGCGCCCGTGACAGGACTATAAACCGCTGGCCCGATGCGCACCGAAGCATAACAACCCGTTCTCCCGGTGCAAGCCCCCTTGACAGCTGAACGGTTGCGCCGTCCGATGATTTAACCGAACGCGGAACCACATTATCAGTTAGAATCAATGCGGATGCCGGAATGGGAAGCATTGTATTTTCAAGAATTACCGTGCCGCCGGCGGCAACGGTGCCAAAAACTAGATCCGTCGGTTTCGTGCCGTCTTGCGCATCCTGTGCGATCTTCTGTATAACCTCAATCAAATCAGACAAGGCTTGCCCCTCCTAACTGTTCGAAGTTCTTTACATCAATTTTCATCTTGTGGTATGCGCTGCCTTCATAGGTATGTGTCACCTTTTCAGCCAAAAGAACACGGTTATAACTTAACGTTTCAACATCATTTATCAGCACCGGAAGAATCATCCCGGCCCGGATGCCGGTTATCCCCATCGCTTCAAGGGTCAATGATTGGGTAACTCTGTTGTAATACTTAAGATAATTCTGACAAAGCAAATCGATCTGCGCTTGGTTCAGTTCGTCATCAACTTTATCGTAATACTGCAACAGGCCCCACTTGCTGATTGTTTCGGTGTCTTCATGCACATAGATATCAGTTTTGCCGGTGTCTTTATTGGGACGCGCCAGCTTTACCCGGTTATATGTGTTGCTGTCAATATCCCGTTTATATTCGTAATCCGTCATCATGGAACCGTCACCGATGACCGTGGTTATCTGCAAATTCTTTGCTTCTCTTAAGCTTAACGCTCCGGCATCATCATAGAAGATCCAAATCTTGCCGGTCTGATAAATGGTCTTTGAAAGCGCATCAAAGATGATATCAAGACACGTTTCATTTTCTTTTATCAGCGACGGGAAAATGTATCCGGTCGGTTCCAGGGTTCCAACCGTCAATTTAAAATCCGTCGCAATCTGTGTTATGATTTGCTCTAATGACTGATTTTCGAAAGTGTATGATTGTTTCGACTTCAAATACCGAAGCTGATCATACGCCGTATAACTGACATTGCCGTACCTGTCACGCTTTGCCGTGAAAACAAAGCCTTTAAAAACAACCACGCCGTCATCCGTGAATGTTACCGCTGACCCTTCCGGCAATGCGATCCCGGAATCCTCAACGCCTTCGAATGTCATCTTTCCGGGGGAATCCATGCGGTTTGTACTGATTTCGGCTTTTTTCAGCGCGTCAGTATAATCTATCATTCGTTTGTCATAAGTGACGCCCGTTAATCTGATAGCCATTCCGCGCCCTCCTATACTAGCTGAATTGCATCAGCTCCAACCCAACCATAACCGCCCACATGATACGGCTTGTCAGCGCCCGGAACGATGCGCGTAATGGTAGTCTGTAATCCGCTGGCGGTGTAATGCGGGGATGCCCCTTGCGATGAATAGTAATAATCACCGTTTACAACCACGTTTGCACCAACAACCGCCACGGGGTTATCTACGGGGCGCTGCGGTTCCGCTGTCGCGTACACAACATTATTGGATGCTGTTTCTCCCGGATTACTTGAACCCGGCCCGCCGCTTTCGGCTGCTGGACCGGATGCCAACTGTTGCATAAGCGCCAAATCTGACGCGGGGCCGGTTGCGGTCTGACTGACTACTTGCATCTGAGATGCACCATACGAACGGTATTCCTTTAGCGTGATTTCATAGTACAGATCGCCGGGTTCGCCGCCCTTATCGGTGTATTTAAAGTCTGATATCCGGCACTTTAAATTCGTGTCAAATCCATTAGAACGGGTAATCACTAACCGGCATGACTGCCGCTTTTTCCATGCCTTTTCAAACGCTTTTGCAATCTTTTGTGGATTAGCCGACCCCACAACATACGGATCCCCGCTGTGTGATGGGAAAAAGCTGTTCCATGTTGCCGTCATCAATCCCGGCTTTTGCGGAATCAGAATTTCACCGACGCCCGCCACCTGTTCGGTTTTATCCACCGTGCTATATGATACCGAAATTTCGGAAGGATTAACCGGGATGCGGTATTTCTTCCGCTTCACTTTGAGAAAAATCTTTGTTTCGGGATTTACACGCACCCCGATCCCCTCCAATCTTTAACCGTGTGAAACGGCGGTATGCGCCGCCGCCTGTTCAATCAGCATCAATTTAATATGATCCGCGACATCCTGGGCCGTTAGATTCTGCGCCTGTCCTTCCGGGATTGACACAGTAATATTCGGCGCCAGCGTCTGCAATTCAATGTTGTTCATGTATCGCTGTTCGGCAAGATCCCGATAAATCTTCAAATCCTCATCGGACAGCTTGCAATCTTCAACTTTCTTTACCTTATCGACGGATCCAACGTTTCCTTTGCCGCCGCCACCGCCGCCACCGGCACCGCCGCCCATAGCATCCGCTAAAGCGTCATTACTGCCGATCAAGTCAGCGATGGAACCGCCGCCCATTAGATCGCCTAATCCGTTTTTGATGTCGCTGAATTTGTCGGTGATGCCGTTCTGCGCAGAATCACCCCATGACGAACCCTTTTCAAAGCCTTTATTGAACGCATCGCCCATCGATGTTGTTTCAAATCTCGGAAGCGCCGCTTTTCCGGGTTTTGAAGGCATCGCAATATTACCGACAGAAAGACGGGCGGAAATAACGGATCCCACCTGTCCGATTTCGCCAACAGTTCCAATGCTGACGCCGGGGATCGCGTTCATAGCTTCAATCAACTTGTTAATGCCGCCGATAGCCGCGTTTGCACCGCTGATGAATGCATTTGCAATAGCCGTTGCCGCGCCGTCTGCCGCATCAATCATGCTGTTAAAGGCGTTCACAGCCCCGACAGCAAGGTTATAAAAAGCCATCTGAATCTGATAAACGCCCTCATTGTAAGCGTTAATAATGAATTCAACGGCTGATATAACCGTATTTGCGACGATTGCAAGGGCGTTCAGAATAACCGCGAAGCATCCAAGGGCAACACCGGCGATATCACCGAATACTGTATGCCCGGTTGCGGCCAGCTCATGCAACCACAGAATCAGGGCGATAACAGCCACGATAGCCGCCGCTATAGCCGCAACAAGCCACGTTATCGGACAAGCCGCCAGCGCCGCATTAAATGCAGACTGCCCGCCAGCCGCCGCCGTGACTGCCGCTGAATAAATGCCCTGGACAACAGCCGCAACGCCCATAACGGCATCATGCGCAGCTTGCAAGCCTGTTGATATAGCCAACAGGGCATTGTAAATAGTGAACGCCGCAACAAGGGCAGTTAATACCGGCGCGATCTTGCCCATGTTGTCAGCGGCAAATTTCGCAAGATTTCCGATAGTCGTAAATGCAATCGTGCCAACCACCGCAAGATTCATGATTCCGTTAGCAATAACGTTCATAGCGGCGTTAAACTGCGGTGAATTGATAGCGTTTGCAATCATCCGGCCTAACGGCTGGAAGGCACGAACGCCCATATTCTTGCACTTCTGCACGGCATCCCCGAAGGTCATCGGCATCGATTCGAACTGTTCGTTGATATCATCCGCCGCGCTCAACATGGCGTTTTTCACGATGTCCGCCGTGATCTTTCCTTCGGCGCCCATCTTCTTTATTTCGCCCACCGACACGCCCATATAATCCGCGATTCTCTGCGCAATCTGCGGTGCGTTCGACATGACAATGTTTAAATCATTACCGCGCAAAACACCGGTTGAAAGGGCCTGCGTCAAGTTGTACATGGTGGATGATATGCCGGTTGCATCCGTTCCGGCAATCTTGAACTGCTTTGTCAGCAATTCGGCAAATCCGGCGGCTTCTCTAACGCTGCTGAAAGTATCGCCTGTCTGCGCTTTAAGGCTTGCTACCATCTGCGCCATATCCTGATAAGAACCCCGCGAACGCTGCGCCGCGTTGTAAATCATGCCTTGAAGTTCTGCCGTTGTCTGCAAACCGTCATTAACATTTCTTAATCGGGTTTCCGTCAACGACAGCTCATCCGACAGGGCAATAGCACCGCGCACAAGGGCCGCACTGCCAATTGCACCCATTAGCCGGGTAACAACGGAACCCAACCGCGAAAAGCGATCCATTTCGTTATTGATCCGGCCCATAGCGCGTTCCGTCTGCCCGAATTTGTTTGTGATCGCCGTCAGCGGCCCCGTGGCTTTATCGACGATTTCAAAAGGTTCTCTGATTCCCGCCATTTACTTGTGCCGCCTTCCTTTCATCTCACGTTTTGCCATCTCCCAGCAAACAAGTTTTTCCCGGTCCGACATCGCCGCGACGGTTTCCGGCAAAGTCCCAAAATTAGCGAACATATAAAAAGCTAGTTCCGTTTCCATGTGTCCGCTGTTTATTAGTTTTTTGCTTCATCCTCCAGGGATTCCACATCATCGAAATCATTAAGATCCATGATCTCCTGTGTTAACTTTGTGAATTCGCCCGCTGTCAGCATCCGGGACGGAACATCAAGCGGATCCATAGTGTGATAAGCGTCACAGATATCAGCCTCCCGGAAATCCGGCTTGACCGTACACGCCACAACAAGCATATTCGTATACTTAACCGAATCAAAGGATTCCATCCGCATTCCCTTAACGGTTTCGATGCGTTTGCATTTCTTGTTTAATGCGGTGTTTTCTTCCTGTGTAATGTTCTTGATGGTAAACGGAACAATTTTTCCGTCCTCATCTTTGAAACGGTTTGAAATGATAACATCCTTTGTCTTTTCGATTGGCTCCGGGTGTAAAAATGCGTATAAAGTAGCCATTTAGATTGTCCTCCGAAAAAAAGAATTCCGGCGGGTTATTCGCCCACCGGAACATTGATATTGATTAGATTAGTTACCCAGCGTTGAAGGGTCATGGAAAGCATTCAGCACTTCAACATTGGTATAGCTAAAGCTGATTTCTTCCTCTAACCATTCTGCATCCGCATCAAGCATTGCAACCGGGACTTTTGACAGCTTCACGTTATAAAGAACAACTGTCTGAGTTCCAACAGAAGCGGACGGATCATCGTTGGTAATCTGAAAAGTGAAATACGGCAGCTTTCCAGTTTTAAGATATTCCTGAAGCATCGACAGAAATACCGGGGTGCCGTAATAAATCGTGGCGGATCCGGTCAGGCTAACGCCCGTTGTCTTCTTCTGAACAAGGGTTGTTCCGACAACCTTGAAATCGGATTCCTGGAATTCGGCATCAGACTGGAATTTCTTTAAACCGAACATTTCGTAATTCTTGCCTTCAAGCGTCAGGAAGGCTTTACCGGATTTGCCGTTAAGGGCATCGCGTTCAAGTAAAAAGCTCATAATTTAACCTCCCTTCCGTTAAGCAACTGCAATCGTTGCGCCATTCGCAGTAACCGTCACATTTATGAATATTTTTTCTACTGCGTCCACCGGCTGAATGTTGATATTGATCAGCACCGCATCAATCTCTGCACCCGGCAGAACGGTAACATCATCAGCGGTGAAATTCTGAATGCCGTTGTTGGCCATCATTTCATTGCAATAGCCAACGATCCAACCTCTAAGAAGGTTTCGACCCGGATCGTTGTTGTCCACCTTGCCGATAAAGTAATTGCTGAAATGCTCATAGATATCATTGCAAAGCTGCATAACAACACGCATCACGCGGTTTTTCTTGAATTCCGCGCCCTCTGTCGGGGTAACGGTTGTCTTTGTGTTGATATCCGAACAAACCTTAACAACTCCAAAAGTATCGATGAATGCAATCTGTCCGGCAGCGACAGCGGATGCCGCCTCATCATCCGTCAGCTTCGGATTAGCGGAAATCGCGCCCGGATACTGCGCATAAGTAAGGGACTGATAATACATTGCGCCAGCTTCTGCACCGGCAACCCACCAAACCGCATTCTGCGCGGTAAGTTCGGAACCGTCAGCCAGTTTTACACCGTTCTGAACGCTGATTGCATATTTTGTATTTGCGGCGGTAAGGTTTGCCGCCACCATCTGACACTTGCGGCCTACGGCCTCATTCAGCCGCTTAACAAATGCAATATAGGCTTCTTTAACGGTTGCGGAATCGCCATCATAAGCGATGATATCCCAATCATACGCTTCAATAGCCGTCATAAATGCCGCATCATCGGCGGCGGATACTGTCGGATCCACGCCGCCGGAAAGCGCAACAGCCGCCGACGGGGTGATCGCACCTGTTCCGCCAAACGTTACCCATGCATTAGCCGAAAGATTCGCAATATTGCTTACGGACTGCGCATCAACGGTCACGCCGTCAACGATTGTTACAACATCATAAACGCCATCGTTATCGGGGTCTGCCGTTACGGATACGGCAATATCGTTACCTTTGACACCGACATATCTCGCGGTTGCAATCAGGTTTTCAATAGTTACGGATGCCGCAGCGCCACCAGTTCCGGCAGAACGCCACAGAAGAATCTTCATCGGTCCGCTGGTAACATCGGAACCTTTCATCATCTCGCGCAGAAACTGCGCCTGTTCGGTGCTGATGTCATATCCGATAAACGGGGTTACATCCTGTCCGGGGGTGATTTCCATTACCTCACCAACCGGCCCCCATGAAAGCGCTTTTGCGATTGCTACAACGCCCTTATCGCCAACATTCGCAGTTACCGAAGGCTGAGATTTGACATTGATGTATACGCCGGGGATTGTCTTATTCTGTGCTTGCCATATTCCGCCTGCCATGTTTAATGACTCCTTTCTCTCAGGGCGGATTCAACCGCCTTTATTGCTTCCGGGATAGTGTATTCCCGTTCCTTTAAAGCTACGTTTACAAAGTCCCTCTGATATTTAGCAAGGGCCTTGCATTTTAAAAGGCGTTCCCGTGTGTATTTCGGTTCTGCCGTTTCCGGGGCCGTCTTTTTAACCTTCTTTGATTCCGACATCGGTTTCCTCCGTCTGCATCGGGTTCGGGGTATATGGCCGCGATACCCTTGCTATAATCTTGATTTTGTAATGCAATTCTTGATCATCGATACTGTAATTCCGTTCGTGTGTGTGAAGCGGCACGGATTCGCCATTAGCGGTATAATTTACCACATCCAACAGCTCATCAAGCGAATCGGCAATGTTATAAAGAGTACCATAAGCGTTCGGCGCGTTGCGCTCCTGGACAAATACCACATCAAAATAGATTTCCCGCTTGTCTACGCCGTCAATCTGATCGCTGATATTTGACGGCATCAAGAACACAAAAAAACAAGGGTATTTGCACCCTTGCAATGTGTAACTGTCGTACACCGGCAAATCCGGGTAAACCGTTTTAAGCTGCGCGGCGATGCTTTGTATTAAATTCTCAATCGTATAAGTCATTTAAGCACCTCCCGCACTTTCTGTTGCAGCATGTTTCGTACCGTGTCTTTGTACTTTCCGATTGCCTTTTCCTTCATAAACAAGCCGGGAACACGCGCTGTTTTGGTACCAACAATAATACCGCCAACGTTAGGATCAACACGTTCCAACAAGCCCCCATTAGGGTATAAGCCGGGAACATAATGTTGATCGACCCGATGCCCATCGTTAACATACGATGCATAGTTCTGTGAGTTGATGAGAATCGTTCTGCCGTGCGTTGGTTTTGTTACGCTGTCCCGTTCCCACGATGCCGCCATGGCCCCGGTTCGCATATTGGTTCCGGCAAGCGGTGCATTTCCGTTCGGCGGGGTGTTATCCCTTGCCTTCCTAACCGCTTCGATGGTGGCAACCTCCGCCACCTCATCAATGATTCGGGGGATGTCCTGTTGTGCCTTACGCAATTCTTCTAATCGCTTCCGGCATTGTGCGCCAAAGCTGGACATTCAAACACCCCCTATTCGGTTGATGCCGTGTTGATATTGTCTTCTCTCAACCCGACCTCTAAGTGTTCAAGCCCTGTCATCGCACCGCCGACGGGGTCAAAAAATGCTTGCGGCTGACTGGCAATATACCGGACAGCTTCGCGCCCTCTGTTCAGCGCCCCGCCACGGGTGATCATCAGTGTGTCACCCTCGCGGACATCCACAAAGACATCACACGCCAATTTATCGTTTTTGTTGGATGTTGCCGCCGTCGGGTTGATAGCAAGGTTGTTTTGTTGGCTTGAATAAACCCGACAGGGGACAGCGCTATAAAGCAGTGTCAAAGCCTGTCGGGACAGTGCGCCGCCTGTTTCGGTGACGCGGTAAATGTCCATCAAATCAGTATACCAATTTGAAAAAACCATAACCGCGCCCCCTTATATCACATAAGTCCCGGCTATTCCCAGCATCCGCGCCATTGTCGCAAGCTGTGACCCGTACTTTGTAAGATTCCAGGCGCCCCATTTCTCCGTTCCGGCATTCGTCGCGGCATTGTCATAGCTAATGGATGTATCACCCATTGACGCGCTTTTGACAGTGCCGACATTTGCCGAATTCGACGCCGCCGCGCCGGGCGTGCTTCCGTCCGCATAGGTCTGCATTCTAAGCGCCACCAGATGCGCCGTATACAGTCCGACAGCTAAACGCCAATCACTGCCCCACCGGGCCGGGATAACGGCGGCATTTGCTGATTCAATGAACCGTTCAAGCATAGCCGCCGGAATCATCGGCGTGTATGTGCCGTCCGTCAGCGTATAGAATTCCGGGTAATCTTCCGCGAAGTCTTCCGCCGTGTAAGTTCCCTGTTCACCGGGGCCGGGAATGTTCGCCGCCGTTCTTCTTGCCGCCGCGAACAGCGGAAGCATTGGGTTTTCGCCCCATGTATCAAAAGGCCACATAACCGCGCCCCCTTCCATTAAATGTTACTTTCTAACGCGTTTCTTTGGCTCTGTAACCGCCTTTTCTGCTTTTGCCGATACCTTTTCCGCATCCGGGCGAATATCGGTTTTAGCGGCTTTTACGGCGGCTTTTTCGTCTGCCTTTTCAAGTGCTGCATCTGCCGTTGTTGCCGGGGTTGCAATCCAGCCGCAAGCAATCGCGGAACGGATCAGCGGATGATCCGCCACATCTGCCGGAATAGTTCCGACAAAATCCTTCTGAATTCTGAACACCTCACCATCAGCACGACGGATCTTGAAGTTACGCTTTGAGATAATAAACATTTGGATTGTCCTCCTTTAATGGCTTTAGATGCCGTCTACATAGATCATGGTCTGATTGTAGAACAGTTCTACTTCAGACACATTAGCAGCGTATGCGGTATCGTAGCTGAAACGCTCTGCGTTCGGGGTTGTCATTGCACGGGTAAGCGGCACCAGCTCATCGACAGCGACGAAACGCTCCTTGTTGCAGTAAACCGCCATTCTGTCGGCGCTACTAGCACCGGCGCCCTTTGCCCATGCGGTTGCACCAATAAAGAGATCCGCGCCGTTCTGCTTTGCCACGTTGTTCTCAAGAAGGAACGTAAGGATCGTCTTCTCCGCAAGCTGACCGATGCGGGTGGTGGCAATGTAGTTAAACTGCTCATACGGCATGATGATGTGATTCGGGATTGCATCAAGGTCATAGCCGGAAGCCTCCCACGCATCAAGGATTGCGGTGTTGATCATCTCCAGAATTTCATCCGGGGTTGCCGCTGCAAAAGTCTTTGCTGCCGGGGTCACAGTTACATCGGCATTGTTCAGCAGACCGGTGGAACCATAACGGGCGAAACCAACATAGACATTCTCGTCCATGTGCTTGTCATAGGTCAGGCGCAGACCGTCGCGCAGAAGGGTGTCCATGTTTCTGCCGGTCATGTTGCCGCGCTGCATATCGACCCAAAATACGCGGGTGCCAACGCTGACAAGGTGGGTTTTCCAAAGGTCTTTTCCGAAGTTAGCCTGAACCAGCGGGATACCGTCAACAGCGCCCGCCTGAATCACGCCATCACCGGATCCGCCGGTAACACCATAGCCGACATTCATTGCGCTGACATATTCAGCCCAACCTCCACCAACGCGGATCGGAATATCGCGGGTGTATGTGTAAGATGTCAGCGGGGTTCTAACAAGCATATCCCGCTTTTCAAGTTCGGATTCAAGGAAAGCCTGACCGGATGCGATACCGGCGGCATCCATTGCAACCGGCTTTGCCTGTCCGGCACCAACGGAACCAAGATCGAAAGTTCCCATATTCTTATAAGCCATGATTAAACCTCTCTTTCGTTAAGCGTACAATTTACGCGTGAAGGGTGGTCAGGATACGGATTTCTGCAACGCCGTTAGCGTCAGCCGCGCCCTTCCACTTGACATTAGTCAGCGCCACGGTATTAGTGCTGTCTGCCGCCGCTTCAAAGCCACCAACAACGGCATTCGGCTTGCTGGCGTTTGCCTTAACTCTCAGGTAAACAGTACCGTCAAGCGCCGGGGTTCCTTCCTGACAGATGACGTTGACGCATCCGCGCTTGATGACCGGCACCGCGTCAAACTGTGCATAAGAGCCGGTATTCTGATCAAGATAGCTTGTTGCGCTCTTGACCTCACGGCAAGCCACGCCGACAAACTGCGCAGCGGTTGCGGATTCACCCGGCAGGGTTACAACGCCGTTATCACCGTATACAACACCCTGACCGAAAGCGATAGCACCGCCCGCCGGATGGGAATCAATAATAGTGTCAGGCTGACGGGAATAAGACCCCGCGTAGCCGTGGAACATGGATTTACCAATAACCTGATTAGCCATATTTATTTACCTCCCTTGTTAAGATGCGGATTCCGGGCATCATAAAGCGCCTGGATCTCATCAATGCTCATAGTCTTGTTCTGCTTGCCCGCCGCATTCTTTGCGACTGTTTCGGCGATCTTTGCGGCATCATTCGCCCTGTTCGGCTTCTTTACAAAGCCAACAACGGCATCCGTGACAGCCTTTCTCTGCGCGTCATCGGTGATAGCTGCAATGACAGGTCTAACAGCCATCAGAAGCGCTTTAGCGGTTGCGCTATCCATAGCGCCGCAATCATCGGCGGGCTTTTCTTCTTCTGCGCCTTTAGCCGGATCGGCTTCGTCGCTGTCCATTTCTTCAGCCGGAACAACGGCGGCCTCCTCGCTCTCGTCGGCATCCTCTGCCGGGGCGGTTTCGGGATCGCCTTCATTCATGGCATCGTGTGCGGTTTCCTCAATCTCTTTAAGGGCCGCTTCAATGGGATCAACCGGGGCCGCTTCGTCTTCCGGGGCCACTTCGGGATCGCCTTCATTCTTCGGTGCCATCAGTTCGATAAGCCGATCCAGCTTTGCGCCGAAACCATCGATGGATTCGAATAGGCGCTTCTGATAATCGTTGTCTTCATCCGCGACCGGCTCAATCGGTTCGTTGTCCGGCTCTGCATCTGCGGCGGGTGTTTCAGCTTCAAGCGCTTCCGCCGTATCCATAGCAAGCCGGTTAATCTCTTCGGCGGTCCGACCGTTTGCCGCCAGTCCGAAAAGATTAAGAAGTGCATTATGTTTGCTCATTTTGTTTTTCCTTTCCGGCGGTGTTGTGACCGCCATCTGTTTATTTGAGTCCATGATCGCCGCTTTTGCCCCGGCCCTGCCTTCCGTGACAAGTGCAACATGGTTTCCTCTGATGTTGGATTGGGTTAGTGTGCCGTCACCGTTATCGGTGTATTCGCACTCATAACCGCAACTGATTTCCCGCTTGCCGTTCTGAATCTCGTTGATTGTCGCGGCATCGTGTATATGAATATCAGCCACCAGATAATCCGCAAATTCGCCGGTTCCCCGGCGCACGTTCTGAACGTGTCCCACGGTGTATTGCGTCGCGTTTTCCGGCGTCAACAATACCGGCGGATGATCATTCGTGAACGGTTTTCCTTCAAAGCTGGCAACCGCCGCCGCGCTGAATACTTCTTCCGGCGGACGGTATACCTTTACAATGTCTTTGCCGGGTGCGCCCACCTCATCGCCCGTGTAATCCTGTTCACCAGTCCGGGCAATCGGCACATTCCGACAAATCAAAAAACCCTCACCAGTTTCTAACTGATGGGGGCTAATCGTATAGCCGTAATATGTAATCATGTCTTTTCCTTCCGGCAACAAAAAGCACCGGGGAACATCCCCGGCACTTTATCGCCTGTCTTTGAAAAAGTTTTTCCAGTATGGATTCTCCCGGTCAAAAATGATTCGCTGTTGCTCTGTCAGTTTCCAGGGATAATCCTCAAACAGATTAAAAGTTGTCTTTTTGTCGAACGAAAACAGGAAGGCCCCGACGCGATCAAGGTCATCTCGCCACCAAATAGTATCATTCGGATTCTGTTTGTAGAAATCACTTAACACCGCCGCCAGCCCCTTTCATTTGAGAATCTTTGTTAGTATTAATATAACATAACATCTCTCTGAAATCAGCATTATCTTTTAAGCTGTCAGCATCAATGATAAGGCTTCCGCTTTCGACTTTCTGCCCCATTACAGTATGTGATTTTCTGCAACCGAAACGGCGTTTTAGAATCGCATCATCCAACGAATGGAATCCATTGTTAAAACCGCTCTGTAATTCCAAATATTCGATGCCGGTTCCCGTGTTCCGAATAACGGCTGCGTGTCTTCCGGTGGTGAAATAATACACTTTATCTTTAACAGTCTTTTTCAACAGCTCATGCGCCGCCACGAAATCATTACTGTGTTTGATAAATTCGCCTTTCACGCCGTCAAAATCCAATACCTTTTTAATGTTCCCAAATCGTGAAAAGAAACTGCAACTAATGCCGCCCCGGAAATCAAGCACATCGCCCCCGGCTTCGTTTCCGATAAAGGCGAACGCCAGCGAAGAACAGGAACCCTGTGTCTTATCCGCGCCGCCCAAATTAGCAATAATATCATTTGTCGGTTTCGGCTTGCTGTGCCAAGTAATTTCTTTCCGTTCGATTTTGTTTACATTCAATGCTTCAAACATCGGGCCGGTTGGCTTCGGCGGTGCTGGCGGTGTCTTCGGTGCCGTTGGGGTTGCCGGTGTTGTCGGTGTCTTCGGCGCTTTCGGCGTCTTCGGGGCATCCGGGGTTTTGGGCGCTTTCGGCGCTGCCGGTGTCTTCGGCGGTTTCGGCTGTCCGTTCATCATCGCAAGCCATGATTTATACTTATCATCATTCAGCTTCTTATGCTTTTGGAACGTTGCGAACGTTGCCGGGACTTTATCGCCCAGGGCCTCGCGCATCTTTTCCCATTGCTTGATGTCCGCCCGAAGTTCCCGGCGGTTCTTTTCCTTCTGTCGGTATGCGGCAATCTCTTTCTTTGTTCGGGGATCGCCCTTCGGCGGGTTCTTTTCAAAGCTGGACTTGTCGCGCATCCGCTGCACCTGTTCCGGGGTTTTGCCCTGTTCGGTGTACCGCGTGATAGTACATGTGCAGTTAGGGTGAATGTTCAGATAAGTATTGCTCAGAACATCCGGCCCGGCGGCGTCAACCTTCCCGAACGCTTGCGCCAGCGAAGGATAATTAGGATTCGTTCCGCTTTTGGAATACACCCGGCCCGAATAGATGGCGCACACCCGACAGGGCGCCGGATGCCGCAGCACCTCATATAAATCGTGATCGTCCTTTGTCAGCTCTGCCGCCGTCTGCGCTTGCCGGAAGGTTGTACGGGTTGCCATGTTGCCATAATCGCGTAATGACCATTTGCGCCCCGCCCGGTCAATGAATGCCGGGATGCCTTCCTTTTCAATCGAACGTGCGACAGCTTCAACGGATGTTAAAGGCCCTGCGCCTGTTGCTGTGGTTGTCAGAACGCCCGTCAGAACGTTTTTTCTGCATATGTCGGGGGAATGTCTGCCTATTAGCGTTTTTCCGTTTTCAGCGGCTTTTAACGCGTTCTGCGCCGTGATTAAATCCGCGCTTGACTGGTAAGCAGTTGCGGCGGCTTCCGTGATTTCTCCAAGCAGATTGTCCGAAAGCTGTTCGATTAATCGCCGGGTTTCCGCGTCCGTCCGCTGGATGATCTCCTCTGCGGAACCATACCCTTTAAAGGTTCCCTTTCCAGTCAAAAACGGATAAGCCATCATCTGCGGAACATACTTTTCCGAATCGTCAACCATATCGCGCAGAATCTGTTGCACCCGCCGCAGCGTTGCGTGTTCTGAGTAGTCTACAAAGCCCTGATTCCGTTTCCGCGTAATCTCTGCAATGATTCGCTGTTCCGTCTGAAAGAACAGTTTCTGCATGAATTCAGCGGCAACATTGCCCGAAGGCGGAATAATCTTTTGCGGCTTATCGCCTATCATTCAACATCACCACCCGGCGCGACTGGTTCCGGCTCATCTTCCGGGACAGGTTCCGCGAATATTCCGGCCATCGGATCACGCATCTGCATAGACTGAGAATACGTTACGCCGCGCCCGGATGTTATAAGGTCATCCGACAGATTGCCAAACATACCCGTTTCAGCATCAAGGGCGTTTAACTCTTTCCGGGCGGTTTCAAGGTCAATCAGATCCGCCTGATATGCCTGGACAATCGCCGCCGTCTTCTTCGCGGTAATATCCGCAATCTCGATGTTGTTCGGGGTCTGCATCGGCTCAAAGTCAATATCAAGGTCATCGGGGATCTTTCCCCATGCTGACATTGCAAGAACCGGCAGAAGTCGTTCTATGATTGCCCGGAACGTTGTATCGCGGATGCTGTCGATATAGTCGTAATAGTTCCGCATATCGGACTCGCCGGTGGAATTCATGCCCGCCGGGGACCGTCCAAACAACTTTGTAACCGGGATTCGTGCCGCCCCAGCAACATCCATCATCATGCATTCATAGACATCAGCTAAGCCGGTAAAGGTATACTGTGTGTTGTGGATTGCATCGCCCTTGTTGATGATGCGCGTTCCGAAATTGGATTCCATGATGCTTTGTGCTTGCATCACGTTCCAAAACCGCCGCTGCATTTCCGCGTTGCCGGTTCCAAGTAGCTGATCCAGTCCGTCGGACTCCATGTAGTTCACATTTGCCCGGAAGGTCAGCGCCGCCATGTTCGCCGCTACGTTATCATGTCTGATTAAATCCTGATATATTGATTCAACCTCAGATTCGCCCCAGTATTGCTCAACAACCTTTTCCAGCCACGGCAATTCGCGACCCACAAAACGAATGACGCGGGAATGATGGACATTTGCCACCGTTGCGCCGCGTTCCTTGTCCATGATGGTATAGTATTCCGGCAAGCCGTAATCGGGATCGCCGGGGTCTGTTACAAGGGATGCGCCCGGATAAATGCCTGTCCATCTGTCAAGAATCAACAGCTTTTCGAAACTGTCCGGCATGATGCGGTTTATATCCAGCGGTTCCGATAAATCATCATCACCTTTAATCATGATGATTCCGGCAGCGCCGCCGTAAAGCCGCCCCCAATACATACCCTCTTTGATGGACTTACGCAATCCGCTCTGACGCTCTGCCCGTGTGAATCTGTCGATGTATTCCGGGGCGATGGCGGTTTTTACGGTGTACCATTTGCGGGTCACATCATCCGGCACAAGCTGAATGATATTCTGAATGATCCAGTTATCACGATAAAGGCTTGTTAGTTTCTGATAGTCCTGTGAAAGCCTTGTCATCGGGTAAGCCGTCCCGTTGATTAGGTCCATCGTGCCAAAGCCAATACGCGCCGCCGGATTGCTGAACGCATCATTGACCGGCATTGTATTTCTATTGGCGGTGCCGCGCCGCCTTCTTCGTCTGCTCATATGCGTTTTCCTCCAATCCGGCAGATGATCGTTTTAGTTAAGTATCGCATCGCGTTAAAATGGCTTAAATCAAAGACTTTTTCGCCAATCGGGGAGGGTAGTAAAAATACCGTAGCGTAATCCATCGGGTCCGTGGTCTAACATCTTTACCGGCTTTTCTTCGCCGCGTTCGCCCGCCTTTTCATCCCAAACATAAGAATGTAACTCTTTTATCAGTCCTTCGCATCGCCGATGAACGTGCAAGCGATGCCGGGTAAACAGCGATGCTACCAGCCGGATGCCGTCCAGCACATCGTTATCACCCTCTTTGACATAAAAGCCACGGTTCCGCAGCTCTGTTATGAAAGACTTTGCGGACGGATCCACAACAATCATGCATTGCTTTTGTGGGTCTTCCGTCATGAATTCCCGCATTGCATCCGCGTATTCGCTGTCGGTCTTGTTCGGCACCGGCAAACGCTGGGCCTGTTCGCTCTTGCTGTCCCATCTCCATTCACCATCAACCCAGATATCTTGTCCGTCATCCCGGATATCTAAGAATACACATGGGTTTGTTGTGCCATAGTCAACAGCGATATATCTAACCGCCGTCGCATCAAGGGCAATCGGGCGGGATGCGTCATCATACATATTCGATTCGCCGAACATGGGATATATCAAGCCTTCCGCAACGGCCCATAATCCTTTGATGTACCTGGAATAGAACACCCCGGAATACATGGACTTGTAACGCGCCTTGATGGCATCCGAAAGGGAAAGGTTATCATCCATCGTGAAGTGAAGGAATAAAAGGTTTTTCTCATCCCGTTTATCAATCCATTCACGTTTAAACCAATGCATCGGCCCCTCCGGGTTACAGTTAAACCACAGTTTCGAACCATCGACCGAACATCGGCCCGTTGCCTGGTTGACGAATGATTCCGGCATCAGCGCCACTTCGTCGAAGAACGCCCCCGCTGCCGTGATGCCTTGTACAAGATCCTGTGAACGCTCATCCTTGCCGCCGAAAATGTAAAAGCTATTAACGTGTCCCCGATAGGACACAAGCAAAAGATTATCACTCCGGCGATCCTCAAACGAAAACCCGCCCCGCCCGGACAGAATAGCCTTTAATGTCGGGAGAACATTTCGCCGGAATGATCCTACTGTCTTTCCGGCCATGATGAAATTCTGCCCGCTGAAATTCAGCATCGCCCAAAGGACAAAAGAAAAAGACATTGACACCGTTTTACCGGACCGGATCGCACCGTCGGCTATAATCCCGTCAAAATGTCTTTCCCTTGCGTCTGGCATCCACCAGGACAATACAATCACTTGTTTTTCAGACAAAGCGGAAAACTTAAACGGCGCCGATTTAACTTTCATCCGGGTCACGCTTTCCGCGCTCAATGGCTGCCGCATTAAGTGCTTCAATCAAACCATCATCGCCGGTTCCGCCGTCATCGGTTTCCGTCTGAATCAGTTTTGTTTTTGCCTTCGTGTATTCTGTTTCCGCGTTAATGCGTTCAACCTCTGCCCCGGCTTTCCCGGATTCCGACAGGGATACAATCAATTCTGCGGCGGCTTTCCAATTTTGGTTTTTGGTATTGCTCAAGGCTTCAAGAACCTTTTTGATAAACCATTCTTCACCCGTCATGGTTTCGCCGTCAACAGTATAATCACCGTTCAGAAAGTTTTGAACGCTGTTCCTCAAATCAATTTTCTGTTTCCATTTTTCCCGGTTCGCCTGTCTGCCTTTTTCTTGGATTGCTCTTTGAACATCCTTTGAACGCCGGTTAAGGGGAATCAGATTGTCATATCCTTTTGCCATGCCGCAATCACCCGCCTTTCTGCGGCTATGCGGTAAGCCAAAATATAAAAAATCCCCCGAACCGAACACCGCCGCAAGAGGTGAAAGCGACGATGCCCGGAATAGGAGGACAACCCACGAAAAAAGCGGGCCGCATATTTCAGCTTCCCGCGTTTTCTCATGCTACACTATAACACATTCAGTGTGTGACAGGTGTGACAATTTCAATCATCCGGGGTTGTTGCCCTTCGCATCTCCCGGCTGAACATCTGGCGGCAAGATTCGGCGGTATAACCCGGACCCATTTCTTCCGCCACCTGTTCCCACGTTTTCAGATGACCGTCACCATCGGCACAGTAAAGAGTAAGCAGCCGTCGAATTTCATCATCCTTCATCCCGGCTATGTATTCTTCAACATCGGCGATCCGTTCCTCAAGGGCGGCAACCTGCAAATGCTTAATCGATATCCGGCGGCGCATATTGGCGATCTTTTTATTGATGGCCGAATGATCATAAAAACCATGAATCTTTTTAGTCGCAATCGGCTTTTTGCCACGCTTGCCACAGGATACAATGTCGGTGACTTCCCGCGCCTTCGGTTTCATATCGTTTATCTGTCGCTGAAGCTGATTAATGCGCCGGTCGTTTTCTTCAATCTCTTTCAAAAGGTTAATGTAATTCTTGAATGCTTCTCTGTCCATCGTTCTATATCTCCCTGAACAAATTAAACATTGTTAATTGCGCTGATTCCTGTCGGAATCGTTTCATTGCCTGTTGATAATAATAACGGTCTAGTTCGCATCCGACAAATCGACGGTTCAACGCTTGCGCTGCAATCAGACTTGACGCGCTCCCGACATGGGTATCAAGAATAATATCCGTCGGTTTTGTAAACCTGTCGATTAACCAACGATACAATGCAACCGGTTTTTGTGTCGGGTGTATTCTGTGTTCTTTGTTCTTCATATCGCCCTGGAGCATCCCGTTCCACTTGAATTCATAGATCCGGGACTGGCCCGGAAGGGAAGTCCAAGCAATTTCACAATCGGCTTGATCCATCCCCCGGCGTCCCTTGTCCCAAACAATCATGCAAGACGCTTTCCCAAGATAATCCAAGAAGAAATTACCGCCCCATATAATCTGCGCTTTTGATACTCGCATAAGTTCCGCGAAGTATTCACCGTCCGGCGCCGCGCTATCGTCGAACGGATGATAAAATTTACTTTTGCTAATGCTTTTGTGTTCTCCCCATAT